AACCAGAGGATAACGAATGAAGTGCGAATATTGTGGTGAAAATATTAAAATGAATTGCGATTGGAGGCAAGGAAGGTGCCCGCATATTCCTCCTATGCTAACAGATTACCACTGGAGATATTATAATCTAGTACAGTGGATTAAAGGCCTTTTTAAGAGATAAATATATGCGTACATTACTAAGGTGCCTTAGGGGCCTAGTAAAAGGAGACTAAAATGACAGAGATACATGCAAAGCCCATCGTTGATGGCAAATTTTGGATCGTTGAACAAGACGGTGAAAAAATTGCAACACTACATAAAAAAGAAAATAACAAATTTATTCTAAGTAGTGTTAACGGTGAAGTTATGTTTAACAAAAAAGATGACCTCACAAAAGAATTTGGAAAAGAATTTTTTCTAAAGAGTGATAAAATAAAAGTCACAGCTGCCGAACCAAATGAATGTCACGGCTATCCAACAAGTTGCAAACCATATAACCCAATGTACGATGTGCAACGTCGATTGCCGTTGTTTACAAAATCAAATGCCAGTAAGAGTCTTTACTGCGCTGGTTACTATATTATTAAATTTGACAAAGGTTGGGTTAAAAGCCACTGTCCTAAACTAATTACTATTGAACGTTATCCGTACAAAGGTCCGTTTAAGACAGAATTTGAAATGAAACAGGTACTTGCAAATGCAAAATCAAATTAATCTAACACCTTTTACACAGTTTATACAACAGGTAAGAAGTGCAGAAGCAAGTCAGGCTAAAGAAATTAAATTATCCATGCAACAGGCCAGGATGCTAAGTCTTGCACTAGCAGAGTGCATGGATAAACTTAATCAAGACTACGAAACACTATTTAATGAACTTAAACGAAGTCAAGATACAGAAGTAGTCACAATAACTATGGATGGTGGCGGTTTCTCTGAGAAATAAGAGATAAATATATGCGTATATTACTTGGATACGCATTATGAGTCGACCTAAACCAAAAATACTATTAGAGTTTACTAATAAAAAAACCTATAAGTCTGAACAGATTTTAGAAGCAGAAGCAATTTGGGCTGTGTTCTACAAGAACGAGCCATTTAATTTAAAGAGCTTTAATAGTTTAACTTCCTATCCTGGACCGAAATACAAAAAAGTTTCGTTCAGTAATCCAGGACACGCACATAACCTAGCAAAAAAATTAAATTTAACTTTTGGAACCGAAGACTTCCAAGTAGTTAAATTAACATCTGGTACTGTCGTGAAATGATTAGTAGAGACGTATTAACAAAAATTTTTTTACAACAATGGGGCAAAACCATTGACGAAACAAATGTTAATATGTATTCAAGAACATGGTGGCAATCTAATCGCGTTGGAAAAGACAATGCATTTCGTTTAAGTGATAAAGGCTACGAATTTTTGTTAAACGAATTGGAACTTAAAGCATACGAAGTTCCATTTACCGAACCAATCGAACTCAGTCCCCAGACTATTATATTTTTGGAAAGATATATCGATTGCCCATATTATCTTACAAACCAAAGTATTACAGTTTTTTCCGAAAAAAAGAGTTTTGAACTGTACTTGTTTTCGGACGATATACGCAAATTTGGACTGATTAAAGCAATGAATGAGCGTCAAAAAGATTTGGACAGCCAAAAATCTAGTTGACACTACGCCTTCTCGGTGCTATAATACATACATAGCGTAACAGTTTATCCCCGTGTATATTTTTTGAAAGGTAATAAAATGGCAGAAATTCTTAGCCGCACCGTTGGACCAAAAGGCGCAAAACGTTCGTTGCGTAAAGCGTTCAAAAACAAGCGTCCAATTTTCCTGTGGGGTCCTCCGGGTATTGGTAAATCCGACATTATTAAACAACTAGGTGAAGAACTTGAGGCTCATGTTATTGATGTGCGTCTAAGTTTGTGGGAACCTACTGATATTAAAGGTATTCCTTATTTCGATGCCGAACAAGGCAAAATGGTTTGGGCTCCTCCGCTTGAACTTCCAGATGCAGAACTTGCAAGCCAATATAAACAGATTATTCTGTTTATGGACGAAATGAACTCTGCGGCACCTGCTGTTCAAGCTGCGGCTTATCAGCTTGTTCTTAACCGCCGTGTTGGTACTTACAAACTTCCAGATAACGTTGTAATGGTTGCGGCTGGTAACCGTGAAAGCGACAAAGGCGTTACCTATCGTATGCCTGCTCCGTTGGCAAACCGTTTTGTTCACTTGGAAATGGCTATTGACTGGGACGACTGGCAAGAATGGGCTGTTGAAAATCGTGTTCACAAAGACGTTGTTGGTTTCCTTACTTTCAGTAAAAAGGACCTTTATGACTTCGATCCTAAATCCGCAAGCCGTGCGTTTGCTACTCCTCGTTCATGGTCATTCGTTAGCGAATTGCTTACTGATGATGATACTGATGAGTCAACTCTTACTGACCTAACTTCAGGTGCTGTTGGCGAAGGTCTTGCTGTTAAGTTTATGGCGCATCGTAAGCATGCCAGCAAATTGCCTAATCCTACAGACATTCTGTCAGGTAAGGTTAAAAAGATGGATTCTAAAGAAATTTCTGCACAATACTCGCTTGTCGTTTCATTGTGCTATGAATTGAAAGATTCCTGCGACAAAAATGCCAAAGATTGGAACAAACAAGTTAATCACTTCTTCCAATTTATGATGGATAATTTTGAAACTGAGCTTGTTATTATGGGTACCAAACTTGCCCTAAGCACTTACAAGTTGCCGTTGGATCCTGACGAAATCGACTGTTTCGATGACTTCCATGCAAAATTTGGTAAGTACATTGCACAGGCAACCGAAAAGCAATAAGTTGACAGGACCTGCGGGTCCTGTTATACTGTATGCATAGTTAAATTTAGGAGCAAACATGGCACATGCCGATCCAATTATTGATAAAATTATTGTAGCACGAGTGGGCTTGCTACTACGCCATCCGTTTTTTGGCAACCTTGCAACTCGTATGCAAATTAAAGAAGCTGACGATTGGCTTCCTACTGCCGCTACCGATGGGCGCCACATCTTTTTTAATCGTAAATTTTTCGAACCTCTTACTGTTAAACAAGTAGAGTTTGTTATTGCACACGAAATTCTACATGCTGTATTTGATCATATGGGTCGACGTGAAGGTCGCGATCCTAAAATCTTTAATATTGCCTGCGACTATGCTGTAAATGGTCAAATTGTTAGAGATCGAATTGGTGATCACAATCTACCCGACATTAAAATTTTCCACGATACAAAATACTACGGTTGGTCGGCTGAACAAGTGTATGACGAAATTTACGAAAAATATGACGAAGAACAATTGGCCGCTTTAGGTCAAATGCTTGACGAGCATTTGGATCCTGATGGCAAAGAAGGCAACGGGCAACCAAAGTATTCAAAAGAAGAACTTAAAAAAATTCGTGATGAAATGCGTGAAGCTGTAATGCAGGCTGCACAAGCCGCAGGGGCAGGTAATGTTCCTGCCAGCATCCAACGCATGATTAAAGAATTAACTGAACCTAAGATGAACTGGCGTGAAATTCTACGTCAGCAAATCCAAAGCACTATTAAAAATGACTATACCTTTATGCGTCCTAATCGTAAGGGTTGGCACATGAGTGCAATTTTGCCAGGTACTAACTACGAAGAAACTATTGATATTTGTGTATCAATTGACATGTCTGGTTCTATCGGCGATGAACAGGCTAAAGACTTCCTAAGCGAAATCAAAGGCATCATGGAAGAATATAAAGACTTTAAAATTAAAGTATGGTGCTTTGATACTGAAGTCTATAACGAAGCAGACTTTGATGGCTATAACATGGATACCTTTATGGACTATGAACCAATGGGCGGTGGTGGCACCGAGTTCATGGTCAATTGGGAATACATGAAAGAAAATCAAATTCAACCTAAAAAGTTTATCATGTTTACAGACGGATATCCTTATGGTTCTTGGGGTGACGAATTGTACTGTGATACAGTCTTTATCATCCATGGAAACAATACTGTTGTTCCTCCGTTTGGTGAATATGCGTACTATGAAGAAGTTAAGGAACTTGCATAATGGCTTTAAAAAACGGCAAACCCAATCCTCTTAATTATTTTGACTTACGCAGGGTTGAGTTTGCCGCTCCTCATTTTAAGTATACTACTATTGACAAATACAATCCTACACTATTAAAAAATTTAGATACATGGATCAAGCATAATCTTAATAGCAGATACTACATAGGGCAAGGTTTAGATTTAGATAACACAAATACTATCGTATATACTACCCGTATTGGATTTGAGTCTGAAAAAGAGCTCAGTTTCTTCACGATTGCCTGTCCCCTACTTCAAACGAGATAATTATATTAGTACATTATAAGGAGATACCATGACTGAAAACGTACAAAAAGAATCGGTTCAAGCACCTGAACAAGCTGGTGCTAAACCAGATCCAAATGAACTAACTATTCAAGATCTTAATGCCATGAAAGTTATCATTGATATTGCTAGTTCTCGAGGTGCATTTAAACCTGGAGAGATGACTGTTGTAGGTCAAACATATACAAAATTAACTACATTCTTAGATACAGTTGCTAAACAAGCAGACGCATCTAAACAAGGAGCATAATTATGCAAAATTTAAAACACGTAGGTAGAATTAAAGATACAGGTAAAAAAGTACTTGTAGCTTTCAGAACACTACCTGGAGATGCATATAGTTGTTTAGTTATTCCAACAGAAAATTTACCTGACGAATATCATAATGCAATTATTAATCTAGTAGAAAGTCCAGCTGCACAGCAGGCATATGAATTTGCTGAAGCACTAGATCGTACACAATTTCCAGATGGAAGCCGTATGTTACCATTTTTACACGGTAATGGACGACTAGTAAAAGTAAGTACAGCACAAGTTGAAATGACTCCTGTTATTGGAACTTCAATTTTGTTATCTGAATTAAACCAATTGATTGCTGAACAACGTGGTGTAGCTGTCGACGACTTGCACATCAAACCAGATAGTGGCGATGTTCCTAAAGAAGTTGCATCTGTTAAAGAACTACCAGCAGACGAACCAAAAGCATCAACTGCACAACCGACTTCATTTGATAGCGCAGAAGCTGAAGCAAAGTTCTATCGTAGTCAAGCAGATAAGTTAGCAAAACAAGCCGCAGAATTCCGTCGCAAAGCAGAGGAGTTGGTTCCGACCAAAAAAGCCAAGTGATTGATCAGGGAAGACATCTTCCCAAAGAAGTCGTCGATTGTTGGCCAGAAGTATTTGGAGAGGTAAAACTAAACGTTCTACCCTTACGGTATCTCCATGCTGTTATCATAACATTTAAAGACGGTAAAATTTGGGAAGTAAAAATAACAAAGGACGATCATGTAAAAGGCTGGGGTGCCTTTGAAAGATCAATTTCGGAACTTTATCGAAATTACGAAAGTCGAATTGATAACGTCGACTTTCGGTTAGACACAGAAAAGATAAGAAAAGATATCGAAAAAAATACCCAACGTTTTTTAAAGAAAAGAAAACTATAAATGAATGTTAAACTTTTATCCTATTCACAACCAACAGGCGAATTTAGAAACATGGGCATCTCGGATGCACAAGAACTCATTGCGTATTGCGCCCGTGTCAGCAATCCCAGCAATCAGCTCAATACAGAAACATCCGAGAAACTCATCAAATACCTCATCAAACATCAGCACTGGAGCCCACTTGAAATGGTCTCAGCCTGTATTGAAATCACAACAACCCGAGACATTGCCCGACAAATCCTTAGACACAGAAGTTTTAGTTTCCAAGAATTCAGTCAACGCTATGCTGACCCAACTAAAGATTTGGCGTTCGTTACAAGAGAAGCTAGACTTCAAGACACAAAGAATCGCCAGAACAGCATCCAAACGGATGATGAACGCTTACAACGAGAATGGGAACTTAGACAAAACAATGTTATCACAGAAGCAAGAATGGCCTACCAGTGGGCTATCGATAATGGTATAGCAAAAGAACAAGCCCGTGCCGTATTACCAGAAGGACTTACAGAAAGTCGTTTATACATGAATGGAACATTGCGTAGTTGGGTACACTTTATTGAATTACGCAGTGGACATGGAACTCAATTAGAACATCAAGAAATTGCAAAAGCCTGTGCTAAAGTGATAGCTGAGATTTTTCCAATGACCACAGATCTTGTAGCCAGTTAAAGTCATTAATTTTAAATAATGCCTCCTTATTGGAGGCATTTTTTTCACCGTATGCTCGTCCGGCGAGTGCGCCTAAATAGGCATAAAATCCAAACGGAACATCCTCGTTTAAAACACACCACACTTTTAATCTAGCTATTGATTCTACATTATTGATAACTGCCAACTTACAGCATTCTCGGAAAGCACTACGCCAAGTTGTAAAAGGATCAGTATTAAAAGCTGTAATGTTACTAACTTCTTCCATTGCTTTAAATTGCGAACTAATATTCATGGTCATATCCGTACTAGATGTGTCCATATTTAAAGTAAGTTTTTTTGGCAGTAGTTTTACACCACCATATCCATACTCAAGACCGTTAATAGGATTACGACTTCTCCATACATGAACTATATCGTACTCCTCTGGAGTTACTGCATAATCAAAATTAAATGTATCTAAAATGATAGCATCTGCATCAACTACCCAGAACATAGGAGTAAAACTTCTTTTTGCAGCTTCGATATGTGCTTGATGTATACCTTTGACTCCTTTAACATGTTTTACTAAAGGAAATCGATCTTTTAAACGAGCTAAATTTTCTTCTGCATTTAGTTCGTTATAACTAATAAAAACAATATCAAACGCGGCCACGAATTATCCTTGGTGTATTATTGTACACAGTCTTAAAAAACTTACTTCCCGCCGGTTCAAGATTTGCAATTTCAATGCCGCATTTTTCTCTTAGTTCATTACCATAAAAATTAATTTGATTGGCTTTTTCTTCGTCTGAGCAATTTTCGTAATGTTCATTCCAATAATTTGTTAACCAGTCAAAGTCTCTAACATTACTGTAATCCCAATCTGTACAGTTAGTTAATGCTGCGCCTTCTCTTGCACCAAGAATACTGTATATTCCATTCTTAACATCAGCACCAACACTACACCAAATTAACAATCTGTGATAATTTTGCCACCAGATTTTTTTAAGGTCTCCAACCTTGGCGCCTTGATCTAGTGACATTTTTACACCTTCTCGAAAACCTGCTCTCCATGCTTGAAACGGTGTTTCGTTTGTGTAGCTAACAGAATAGTTTTCATTAAACTGATAATATTTGTCGTCAAAACAAAATTCTACAAGACCTTTAGTATCATTAGGATCACTATTTTCATGTGTACGCATATTGTTTACAAATTTGCGTGTCCACATTTTAAGGCCGCCATTTCCGTACATTAATCCATTAACATAAACTTTACCGCACCAACTAAACACATGATCAGGAGTTAGTTTCAATTCGTCTAAATCTACTTCAACTTCAAGAAACTTTGGATCAATAATATTATCAGCATCAACTGTGATAAAATATTCAGTTTCGCTCAATGCGGCACATGCTTTATGTGCTGCATCACTACCCTTAACTCCATGTACACGTTTTGCCCACGGTGCTTTTTCTAATAAATCAGCGTAATTTTTTTCAGCGTTTGGTTCATCGTAACTTAAAAAAATAACGTCTTGTTCAATAATTTTGATTTTACTCATTAATAATCCTTAACCCATAACTTTTAAAAATTAATTTAGAACTAACAGAAATCTTCTCTATTTTATATTCAATGTTGCTCTCAAAAGGAAAAGACAACGACTCTGAAGAAATTAAATCTGCAAGATTAATAAAAATTGTTCTAATTAAAAAGTCAAAGTCGTCTTCTAGAGTTATAAAAAATACCAGCTTAGGCGCAACTACAACATCGTAATAATCTTTAATTTTGTTATCTATTTGAAACTGCCATTGTTTTTTAGGCCCATTCCAACTTACTAAACATTCAACTGTTTTGTCTGTTTCTGTTATCCACTCAAAAACATTATTCTTAAAAGCATATCCTTGATCTGTTGACGGAACTATATCTAAACTAGATACACCGTCTTGATTTCGTTTATATCCAATCAAGTAATCTTTGAATTTCATTCTCCCTGTTAAAAAACCTTCTACCTTATCAAAAGATGTCTTAATAGCGTGTTCGTATTTAGGTTCTGGTTCGTTACCCACTGACAAAATTTGTCCTGTTTTTTTATCAAAATAAACAAAATAATTATTCATGTACTAACTCTTTTAATTTTGTTATAATCTTTTTTGATAAGAAAGATTTTTCAACATAATGAAATAACTTTGGTTGTTTTATATTGCCCACTACTAATTGCCCTTTAGAATTTAACACAAATGGAACTGCATCTTGCCAACTTTCAAAAGAAGCAGGCCATCCTTGCAATCTAATTTTCATATGAACAAATTCTAAAGGACTACAGTTATCAATTACGCTTTCGTATAATCCTGTCATCTCAATAGCGATTGCAGATGCTAGATCCATACTTAACCAATTTTGATAGCTGACTGGTGCAAATTTAGTATAAGCCCATTCCCAGTTATTACAGACAAATTCTAGAGCTTTATAAAATGCTGTTGCATTTTCTGATTTTTTAAAATAGTGTAGTGCAAAGTATGGATTTGTTAATCCGTTATCAATAAACGCCAGGCGATGTATCCAGTCCTTTTCTATGACTTCTAATTTGTAATTTTTAATTCTAGAACAAAATTTAACATCGTAATTTTCACAATAATTCCACCAATCTGAAATATCATCTAAAAACAGCATATCAGCATCAAGAACTATCGTTTCTTCATACGGACTAACATAATACAATTTCCATCTGTGTTCTGCTTTATATTTTGAAACTGGGGTATCTTTAATCCAAGGTATTTCTAGTACTTTATCAAAAACTAATCTTTGTTCATCTGTTAGATTATCATTTGTCATTATTGACACATTGGTAACAGTTTGTTGGCTAGCTTTAATACTGAGAGCCAGTGCGTATGCCTGCTCTATATAATCACAATCACTTGTATTCTCTGCAAAGATTAAAAATCCTTTAGACATAATTGTACTCATTAATTACCCGTGTAAGACTATCTTTATTCATAACATGGATGTCAATATCTTTAGTTTTAGAAAGTATATATTCGCCTAAATAATTTTCCTTCTGTAGCAAAAACTTCATCGATGTATCTTTCATGTCAACTAGAATATCTCTATCTTCAATATAATTCATTGCACCAGGAAGCTCTACAGCAAAATCCCCTGACATTTTACCATTCATAATATGAATAGCAATACTAAAGGCAAAGTCATTTCTAAAAGCTTCTATATCAATACTATACAAAACTCTAAAATACAACCAGTTATTTTTAATGTATGTAACTAGATTAAAAAATGCTTCTACAACTGGATCTTTATCAAAGATAAAAACAGTAGCCCAATAAAAAGGAATACTGTATTGATTAATTCTTTCGTAGGGTTTTGTGTCTTTCCATCCTGTCAAACTAAAACTACGTTTGTAAATTTGAAAAGGTGTGTCTCGTTCCAACGCAATTTTAAGTATATCAGAATTAATAACATAATCACTGTCAATAACCAGTGTTCTGTCGTAAGGACTAATGTTATATGCCTGATATCTAGTAGAATTTTTCCACTCTAATTTTTTGCTGTGTAATGAACCATCGTAAAATAACTTCTGTGAAGGAGTTTCACTAACAATATTAATGACTTTTTCAAATGGATGATCTGGATAATTTTTCATTAACCAGTTTACATTGTCTGTAACAATCGTCACAGGAATATTTAAAAATTTCTTAATTCTTTGTGCAGCAAAAACTGCTAACTTAGTGTAATCGATAGCAGAATTATTATGAGCAAATATTAACGCACCTGTGGTCATATTTCTACCATATCAGCAATTTTTCTTTTTGATTTAATGTCAGCAAATTTTACTGAATATTCGTTTAGTGCTGTCATGTACTTTAATAAAATTTCATCAAAAAACTTTTGTACATCAGATATAACAATAGGAAATCCGTTTGTATCTACAAAAGGTACATCATGTGTGTAGCCAAGATCGAGAACAGTCTTAGTAAAATTAATTAAAACTGTATCAATTTGAAAAGTTCCTCCATTTTCATAATGGACTAACTTTTGTTTAAATTCTTCTAAAATAATTCGGCGTTGATTAGATAGGGTAGCCATATAATTGGCTACACCAAATGCTTTTTCTAGTTTTTCATCCATAGATAACTCCGTAGTGTATAATATTACACTACTTTAATTATCTTGTCAAGGAATTAGAAATGGATTAATTGATACCTGTTGTTACAGCACTTGGTGTAGGAACTGTAACATTGGTTCCAGATGCACGATATACTTGAACTGTACTAGTTAGTGTACCGTCAACGTTTTCGTCAATACCAAAACCTGGATCTGGAAAACTTGGCGGAGCAGTACTATCGTCGCCGAAGTTAATATCAAAATATAAAATTCTTCTATTAGCGCCTGTATCGTTTACACGAGCATAGATATAATATTTGTTTGGAGCATAGGCTCCTGCAGGTGCGTCTTTTTCAAATATAACACCATTGGTTGTTGTTAAATCATAAAATCCCAAACTACTAGTTGTACCTGTACCTGTACAAGTAGTTTGTGTATGATTCATAGCAACTGTGCCCATACCTGACAACATAGCTGTCCAAGTAGAATTCTTTAATCCTGGAGAACCGCCTGAACGATCTGCTGAAAATTCAATTTGACTTCCTGTGTTAAAGAAATATCTTGCGGCATCGGCAGTAGGCCATGTAATAACTATGCTTTGTACAATGGTTCCGTTCCATTGTGTGTTTCTAATCTGTTGAGTAACTAAGTCTACCCGGCTAGCTTCTCCTGCTGGAGGCGGAGCTGTCAAATAATTTGTGTCTGCATCTGTTGCCATTTGAAGATATGCAGAACGCCATGTGTCTCTAACTTGTTTTGCATTTGTTGGAATTGGTAAATCAGAACCTGCGACATAACCAACATCTTCTGGAGCTTTTGTTCCCAATGTTACACCTGTTTGGTGTTGACGTGTACGAGCAATGTCGTCCCTTAATGCACTCCATTGTGCAACTGTAATTGTCGAATATTGCCCAACTTGGCTACTTGTAAGTGTCTGGCCATAACCTTTATTGCCGGACCCTGAACCTAAAACTAAAGCAATTTTGGATTGAATCAAATTATAGTCGTTTGCAATAATTAATGTATTTTGTCCAGCCATCTTATGTCCTTAATAATCCTGAATATTTATACATTAAAGTATAATGCATTCTACTAGTTTGACACCAGTATCGTCGTTTGATTCTAATGCAATAGCAAATACATCATTAGCATGTGGAACTGCTGCAACGGCTGTACCATTGTTGCCTGCAATCATTCTTTGTCCTTTGCGAACAGCACCAGTGACTTTAACTGGAACACGACCTTTAAGTGCAATGTATGTGCCGCCTTCTAATTCGCTGTTCATCATATAAGCTGGATTAGCAGATACAGCGCCAATTGCACGGTCTCCAAATTTAGTAGCTGTTACTTCTTTTTCACCACCAACTGCTACGACTGTTCCAACTTCGTACTCTGCGTCAGCTAGATATTTTTCTGCCAAGTCAGCATAGTTAGCAGCTGTAGCTGTACCAACAAAGTATGTTGCTTTTAATGCGCCTGGAGTAATGCTTACACCATTGATAATTTCAGTTGAACTTGTTCTAACAGCAATAGTTCCTGAAGTAGCGTTGGCACTTGCAGTTCTATAGTCGTCTGCAGCAACATACAATGCATCTGAACGTGTTGATGTTCCTGCAAAAGTTACAGCATTAACTGTTTTAAATCTTAATGCACCAGAACCTAAATCTGTTTGATTATCTGACCCTGGTAGTATGTCTGCTCCAACTAGTTGTAACGGTGTTTTTGTTGCAGCACCAACTGTTGTTTGGAACTTGATAGTATCATTTAATTGGTTTTGA